CTCTTATCGCCACCGTGGTACGAGTATGCTCGATCCACGTTTCGTATATTGACTGACTGAAAATGGACTTAAAACGTCCACCTTTTCTGAAGTCAGATTACGGGCAGTAGGAACCACTCCTGACGGTTTTTCACATTCCGTGAAGTACCGGAGGAGCATGTCCCATCCGTCGATAACCTGTGTTAACTTTAGTGGTTTGACCTCAAGCGAACGGTATTCAGCCCTTTGCAGGGCTTTATTCCATCGTTTGGGCGTTGGCCGATGTTGATCAGGTGCTTCGCGGAGACGAGTCGGTGAATTATTCATCGAGTCGTTAGCGATTGGCCAATATATATTGGTCAATCTCTTTACGATGTAATCGTAAACGTTGAAACACTTCCTATCGTAGAAGGAATTAGCATAGCTAACCCAACTCGTATAGGACTCAGGGCGAGGTGCTGATGTCCATACCGTCCGTAAACGGATCGGAGTGACTCTGACGCCTTTGAAGGCATCACAGCCACAGGACTCTCGGAAGAGTCCTTTGGTACAGCTCTTATCGCGGTTTATTTTTAAACCAAACGATTCGAGTATGCTCATTGCGTCCTCAGCGTAAGCTGTTGTGACAATGACGTCATCACCATATACAAGGATACTCTCACGAGTACCCTCGTCGGGTGCCCCTGCCGATAAGAGAGCCCAGATCGTAAGCGCCATGATAGGAAAGCATAATGCTGACCCCATGGGAGCGAACTTTCTGAGTTTTAACTCTCTTCCGTCAGGAAGCACAGTTGATAGGCTCCTGCAAGCCTCCAGGTACGTAAACACGTGCGCTGGGAAGAGCAGGCGAACCAGATCAGTAGAAACCCTATCCGAAGCCTCATTGAGGTCCAAGGTAGAGTACTTACCAGCTTGGGACCCGAGAAGGGCTCCACACTGGTTGGGTGTCTGATCTGTGAAGAAGACGTTGAACCTAGTTAAAGGCGACGTCTCTACGGTGCGAACAATTGCCTTGCTTAATCCCTGCTGGACCCATTGAAAATCAACGGGTTCGCAGGAGATAAGGCGTGGGCCACGAGAATCCTTAGGCACGAGTATTACTCGCGCCGGGAGACTCTTCGTACCGATCGTGCTAAACGAACGGTAAGTGTCACAAACATGTCCTGCTGACGCCCGAAAATAAGCGTCAATAGGGTATACGTCTGTGATACGAGAGCTGATATTAGTCCATTGGTACTTGGCGGAATGCTGCTGCTTGGTAGCAACAGCACCCGGACCATGACGTGGGCTGATGTCAGACGGATCAAAATGCGAAAAGAGCCTATATAGGCTCTTCCTCGCAGTGCGGATAAGTTGGTGAGGATTAAGCCTTTCAGCTTTTCTCCACCTAACTCGACCGAAAGACGAATGCGTCTCTTCGTAAGTACGAAGGATGGCATCCGAACGTTCGAGGTCCTTCTCAGTTTGTTCAAACTTGAGTAGGACACTATGTTCTTGCGTATCAGTATACGGTAATTCATATTTGTAATAAACAAACAGGAGTTGTCGTAGTACGCCGACGTAGACAGGATCGGCTGCTTGAAGCAGCGTACCGTCGCTATGTAGAACTCTGCTAAAGAACTCACCGAGAAACCTCGGAAGTTTACTGCCAGGAAGGGGTTTAAAGCCCAACTTTGCAGCGTTTAGCGGAGTGTCG